TCTTATAGATTCTATAAGTAGGAATAAACGCGTTGTTAACTGCGGTTGAAGAAGAGAATGAAGAACCTGTGTAACCGTCCATAGAACCGTCGCATGTAATACATACAGGAACTTGTAAATCAATTTCCAAGTAGATGATACCATAAGCATCACAAATGTTGTCATATTGACCACCACCTGTTTTACTAGCTGGGAATTCTAATGTTGAATTTTGATTACCATATTGTACAATACCTTTACCATATCTTTGAGTTACAACTCTGAATAAGTAAGGACCCGATCCACCAGCAGGAACCCAAGTAGGACTTGTTGAACCAGATGTGTACCAGTTAGCACCAACTCCATAGATAGTTAAATCAGATAAGAATGATTCATTATCCATTGGGTTACCATCAGGACCGATTAATTTACCAGCTCCATCAGATGCGAAACCTGACATTGTAATTAATACTTTTCTGTAGTTACCGTAAGCATAAGCTGCTGTTTCTAAATTTAATGTTGTATTATTCCATTGTGCTGTTTGACAAGTAGCTGTTAAAGCTGAGAATTGACCTTTAGAGTAGTCATATAAACCTGGAGGGTCTAATGCTGGTTCATCACCTTCATAAAATCTGTCATAAAGATCTTTACCTACATTGTAGTCATAACCTGCGTTAGGACTAGCTGGACCATTTGGTGCTCCATAAGGTGAGTAATGAATACCTGTTGAGTCAGATTGATTTCCACCACCTGTTTCATAAGATTGAATGTTAGGTACGAAGTAGAATAATTTACCGATTGGTAAGTTCATAGCTTGTACTGAAACGATATCGTTTGCTAATAATTTAGAGAATACACGTCTAACGATTGGGAAAACCACTGTTTCAAATGCTCCTGTATCAGAAGTAGATGATGCTTCATTGATTAAAAATGATGCTTGGTTTTCGTATAATTGTGCTACGTTTTCTCTCATGTGACCTTTAAGACCTTCTAAAAAGCCTAATTTGTCCCATTTGTTGATTGTGTCTTCTTTGATAACTTTAAGGTGCTTAAGACCGATGTTACCAACTAGACCTGATTCTAATAATGCTCCCATGTGTTGAGTATTTTTGTTTTTTAATTTATTTTGTTAATTAACCTAATTTAGACATTAAATCTTTCATTCTTAAGAACTGAGGATTTTCATATGTTTTAGACTCAATTAGATTAACTGATGAACCCGTAGAAACTTGTTTGTTTAATTTTGTTTCAACTGATTCAGTAATTGGTTGTATATCTCCTTTAGTTAATTCATCTTTGATTGACTTATAAAGACTTTTTGATTCTTTTAAAGTTTCTACTCCGTCAAATCTTCTAAGGATATTTATTTTTTCTTTTTTAGTTGTTGAATGTTCTGTGAACAATCTCGTAGCGTAAGCTAAGTTTGAATTGAATATAGCAACTTCATTAAGTTTTTCTCTGAAAACATTCAATGCTTTTCTATACTCTTCGTTCTTTTCTCTCAACATACTAACTTCTGCGTTTGTAGATTCTACTTTAACACCACTGTTACTATAAACGTAATTTCTGTTGTTAGTTATTCCTTTTCTTAAACCTCTACCTTCTTTTGAACCAAATCCATAAGTTCTTGCTGCTTCTTTAGTCTCGGCCTTTTCAAAACCAGCGTCATCTCTACGAGCTTTTGTAGATTTAAGATTTTTTGAAGCAATTTTACCATGCTTCATAGCTAATCTTTCATCTTCTTTATCTTTGTATCCTTGACCTTCTTTAGTTTCAGCTTTAACAATTTTGGATTTACCTTCCATGTTACCACCTTTCTTGTATTCGAATTTTGCTTTACCAGTACCTACTGATTTAGGACCTTGTTTTTTGTCCTCTTTAAATCCACCTGCAGATTTCTTGTAAGTGAATTTAGGTCCTGAGCCAATTCCAACACCTTTAGGGTTAGTTTTTGATTTACCTTCTCTAATGTAAGATTCATCCATGTATGATTCATCATCATCGTCTTGTTCGTCCATTTCCATGTCTGATTCTTCATCATCATCGTCTTGTTCGTCCATTTCCATGTCTGATTCTTCATCATCATCGTCTTGTTCGTCCATTTCCATGTCTGATTCTTCATCATCTAAATGAATTTCGTAAAAAACTTCTTCATCATCATCGTCTTGTTCGTCCATTTCCATGTCTGATTCAACATCTTCGATGTCTACTTCTGATGTGTCCCCGTCTTTAGAGAAAATTGCATCAATAACGTCTTGTACTGATTCGTCTGTTTCTTGGTTCATAATGTCATCCATTTCATTCATATTTATTTCGTCCTCTTCAGACTCACCGAGCTTAACAAGATATTCTGTATCAGCGTCATCATCTGTTAGGTGAATATTGTTACCATCTTTTTTAACGATAATACCATCATCTTCACCCATAGCTTTGAACACTTTCAGAATTTCTTCGTCAGAAGCATCAGTTAAATCTATAGGACTTTCGTCTTCTGAATCCATGTCAATGTCTGTATCTACATCCATATCCATTTCATCATCATCTACATTCATATCCATGTCAACATCTGTATCTACCTCAGTATCTACATCTGTGTCATCAATGTCTGCATCTAAATCTGTATCAACCTCTTCTTCATCATCTTGTTCTGAGAGAGATTCTTTTACTAATTGTTTGATTTCTTCTTTCATAGTTGAATGAAGTATTCCTTTTGCATTTTCGGCGATAGCTTCTTCAACTTGTTTCATTTGAATAAGAGCCTCTTGTACTAAATTTTTATTTTCTTGCATGAAAAATTATTTATTTTAACTTATAAATAGTATCAACTTGAAAAAAGTTGACTTTATATACTAACAAATTGTCTTTTTTGATAATTAAGACCATTTATATATACATCCGATTGTTGGTTTACCAAAGTTGATTCACTAACTAATAGGATATCAAGTGAATTATCTGTATTTTTAATGGTTAAATTAAATAACATATATTTGTAATTTACTATAAATAGTTCCTTAAAACAAAAAAAGTGGTCATAGACCACTTTATTCGTTAATTAACTGAATTTTATTCAATTACTTCATCAATTTTACTTTCAGATACTGACGTTATTCTCCAATCATGTGTGAAACCTTCATACTTTTTGGTAACCTTTGATTCAACATCGGTAACAGAATAACCTTTAACAAGTTTTTCTTCTCTAATTTTTTTAATTTTTCCTGAGTTCTCGTCAGGTAAGTCATACTGAATTTTTGCTACAAAATATTTTTCTTCCATATTTAATTATTTACCTAAAAAATCGTTTAATTTTTTCATTAAGTCAACAGACTTGTCAACAAATTGATTTGGTTCTTTACGATTTTTTTCTTCATCTAAATTTTCTTCGTATTTATTTCTATCTTCAGGGTTTGAAAATAAGTAAGCCCCTGGTGTTGATGGTGATGATACTAAATCAAAACAAATTAATTCAAAGTCATCTTGAACTTCATTTCTTTCTCCTACCTTTTTAAGTGATCCAACTCCACGAGATGATATACCTAAAGTAACCCCTTGTCTCATTAAGTTTGCGGCAATATCTCCTTTTGTTGATACTACTCCAGTTTCATGAAATCCTGGTGATGTAAGTAATTTTAATTTACCCATCAAAATATTACCTTCCCACCATATTTCTGTGATGATGTGAGATACCCTATCTAAATCAATAAGAGAAGATTCTGGGTGATTTAATTCTGAGGTTGATAAACCTTTAGCAATAGTTTTTTTATAATTTTCAGATTCTCTTTTAAGTATTCTTTCAGGATAAAATCTACCATTTCTATTTGCCGTATCAAATTTTTGAAGAACAGCATAAAATTCAAATGGATTTCTATAATCTAAATTTGCGGCTTCTTTTAAAAATTTTAAATTATGTTTGTCTTTTGGTGAGACATAACCAGCATCCATTTCAATTAAGATACCATGACCAAGTTCATTCGCTTCTAATATTCTAAGATTTTTCATCAAGGGTTTTAAAATAAATATCTAATAGTAGATAGTTTATTGGTTAGATTATTTTTTTGATGTTGAAAAGTCAAAATATTTGTTTTCATTAATGTTATTATTGAAAATATTTTTAATTATTTTTTTAATTGAGTCTTTGATTTCTTGTGATCTGAAGTCTACTTCAATTATAGTATAGATATTAACTTCTAAATTAAAAAATGATTTTTTTCCATGTGATATTCCGCTTGTACGTAGATCTAAATCAACTATACTTTTTTCTTTAAAGATTGATGATGGTATTGAGTTAAAAACTGAATGTTTTATTTCTCTACTTAAATTTCCTACAATTCGGTTCCAATTATCTTGTTCAAATTTTGGTGTAACCCATGATTGGATGTTTATGTAGACTGATTTTAAGTTTTTGGAATCTACAGTTCCGTAAGTGGATTTAATTGGATAATACAGATTCATCTTTACACTTTTGCCTTTTTTCATTAATTTTCATATTATTATACGTTTATTTATTAAAAAATAACACATATAATCCCCATAGTCAAAATTTTTATAAAAAATAAGATATTTTTAATATATGATAATTGTTGAAATAAAAAATAATGAAAATATTGAGAAGTCTCTCAAAACATTAAAGTCTAAAATAATTAAAACAAAACAGAATCAAATTTTGTTTAATAGAAAGGAGTATAAAAAGAAATCGGTTCTAAGAAGAACCGAACTTTTAAAGGCAATATATATTCAGAGAAAAAAAATTAAATAGAACTTTCTAAATTTTTTAATTTTAAGAAATTTAATTGGTCAAATTTTTCATTTTTAATTCTTTCAATTGTTTCAGAAATTTTTGTTTTCATTTCAAATTCTTCTTCTTTTTCTAAAATAGAATTTAATTTAACTATAGTACTTTCTCTAAGTGTTTCAAATTTAGTTTCTAAAGTTTCAGTATCTTCAGAAATTAATTGTAAAAATTCTTTTTTATCATTCTCACTTAAATTTTCAATATAACCTCTAAGAGTTTGATTAGCAATACTAACCATTGATTTAATTGGAATATTAATTGTTTCTTTTAACGTCTTTTTTTCTGAAGTTAAAATATTAATAATTTTTTTCTTTGATCTTACTCTCTCCAATAAATTAATTTTATTTATATAAACTAATGTATCAATGTCAGAATATTCATTTTTTGATTCTGATATTGTTTTTGGTAATTTAATATCTTTTAATAATTTTTGTATAATGTTAATACCCTCGTCTAAGAAATCTTTGGCATCAGATTCAGATAACCCCTGAGGAGTAGTTAACTGGTCATATAATGAGTAGACCTTTGACATAGTTTTATTACTCAATACATTATGTTTGAATTCTTTTAAAGATTTTTTAAAATCCGACTCATTCTTGTAGGATTCAATTAAACTTGTTTCAATTATGGATTTTACTTGTCCGAAAGTCATTAGTGATAGTTTTCATATAAATATTATGAATTTAATAACTTATCCAATTCTTTTGAAATTTCTCCTAAAGAATCTTGCCCTTGACCTAAATCTAAGAATAATGTACCCTCAATTAAGTTATTTTCAACTAAAATATTGAGACTATCCATTCTTGATTCTGGTGTTACCGCAGCTTCAGCTGGAGGTGCTTCAGTTCCTCCTTCTGGCGGTGGCGGAGCTGCTCCTAAATCACCTCCTCCCATATCTCCACTTGGTGGTGGCTCAGTTGCTGAAGAAGTTGCTAGTGCAGTTCCTCCTGTAGATGAACCATATAATTTGTCTATGTTATCAAATATTCCTGTTTTAGTAATAACTGTTGGAGTTGCTTTAAGTTCTTCTCCTACAGCTCTTTCAATTCTTTGTTGTTGTAA